ATCTGTAAAAGCACTTAAATCAATTGGTGTTACTAGAGTTTTAGTCAAAGTTGCATAATTATCCCCTGAAGTAGCTACAACTACACTAAAACCAACACTGGCGTTTATTGAGTCCGTTGTGCTTCCCCATTCAAAATTAGTAGTGTCTAAAACAATACTTGTAGCGTCGTCGCTAGCTGTCCAGCCTGTTGTCGCTTGGCAATCATCTAATACAGTAACTTTGTCTTTTGGTACTGTTCGCAAGTATCTGTTTTGCTGATTAAATATTTTATTTACATCACTAGACATGTATAAAACAGAATCGTTATCTGCTGTATAATTAGTCAAAGTTACTCCACCAGAAACTTTAATATTTCTGGCCTCGTTTCTAGTCCTAACTACACTTGACCCACTACCCCGACTAATTGGAATCTGCTGTATATCTACAGGGCTTGAATTTAAAAACTCTAAATCTGTAATTTGTATTCTCCTATTAGAAAGCATTCTGTTTCCGTATAGTATGTGGTTGTTTGAGTATGATGACATATAAATATTAAATTGCTTGGCCAACGCCTGAATTGGCTAGGTTATTCATTCTTGATAAAGTTCTGACAACTTCTTGGACTATTCCTTGAGGGTTTTGAGTTCCTGAAATGTTAAAACTATTAGATTGATTGACTGTATTATTAGCAATTGGGGCTGTAGTTGCCATTGCTAAGTTAGCACTTGAAGTGGCTACATCACGTTGACTATTATCAATACCCATTGCTAAACCTTGACCAGTCCACTCTCCATATTGCATCATTAATTTACTAGGTGAGCTAATCTTTAGGGCGTTTTTAATACCGTCTTTAACACTATTTGCTAAATTATCTACTTTTTCTTTTAGTTGGCCTGCCATTCCTGAAATACCATTTATAAAGCCTTGAATTGCATCTTTACCAGCTTGTATTAAATTAATTGATTTAAAAGTATTTTTAATACCGTCAATAATAGCTACAACTGGGGCTTTCATCATAGTCCAAACACCTGATACAAATTGGACTAAACCATTCCAAATTTGCTTAAACCCTTCCCCAGCCATTCTAAAATCTCCAGTAAATATTCCATAAATTAAGCCAATTCCAGTTTTAATTATTCCAACTACAAAATTAATAACTCCAGTTACTACTTGTAAAATGCCACTAAAGACTTGCACTACATAAGAAAAAACAATTTGCAAGGCAGGCATTAAAGCCACTAGTAAAACCCCAACTAAACCTAAAATTACAGTAGCAACTGGAGCAATCACCGCCCAAACTTCCATTAAAGCTAAAGCAAACTGCATGACAGGCTCTCTTAGCTGTTCCCAGGCATATATTAAGGCTGTTATTACATTTGCCCCTATCCAAACAAAAACACCTGCTAAAATAGCTAAATTAGCAATAATAAAAGGCAACACTTGATTGCTAAAAACATCAAACATTTGTTTTAAAAGATCTAACTCTGGTTTGAAATAAGTTGCAATTGCTGTAGCTGTATCAACTATAAATTGTTTTAATTCTCCTAATTTTTGTTTAAATCTTTCAAAGTATTCGGGTATTTGTTTTATAGCTTCAATTGATTTAAACCCAAAATCTACAAAAGCCATCGCCATCGCTTCAATTTTAGGCCCATTATTAATAATAAGCTCGTTCAATTTGCTCATCGCTGGCATTAATCTTTCCCCAATAGTACGGCTAATATTTGCTAAAACTAAATCTTTTTTAGCTGTAGTATCAATATAACTCCCTTCAAACTTTTCAGCTGAGCCTAAAGTCAAATTAGTCAATGCTATCATTCCTTTATATCTAGCTTGCATTTTTTCAGTATCGCTCATTGCTGATAATTTCTTACCCATCATCTTTGCTCCACGCTCTTCAATATCACTAAAGTTTTCTGAAATACCGCTTAAATTTCCAAGGGCTGAGTTTCCCGTAGTATAAGCAAATGACAAGTTTTGTACGGCCTCAGATAAACTAATACTTGAACTTTTACCAGTTATAGCCTCGTTAGTAAACCTTTTCATTAAATCGCTTGCTTGGTCTAAGTTTAAACCTGATTTAAGTAAATTCTGTAAGCCTTCCGCACTGGCTCCTAAATCTAAATTTAAAGACTTGCTCAAATCTTTTGCTATTTGTTTTGCCCTTTCTGCACTTTGACCAAATCTTGGAGATATAATCTCTAAAGTTGTAAAGGCTTTTTGAGCTTCGGCCGCTTTGTCAACTGCCCCACCAAATAGTAGTCTAAAACCTTGACTGGCTTTTGCTATCCCCATTGCTAATAAGTTTCCTAAAGCAATTTCAGCTACTCTAGTAATAGAGCCAAATAAGCTTGACATTGCCTTAGAACCTATTTTACCAAGATTACTAAAACCTGCACCAATCGTACCTAAAACACTATTTGTCTTTTGGCTTTTATTTATAAATTCTCCAATCTTTAAATTATGAGTATTTATTTTATCATTGTAACCTTCCAATCCAACCTTTAAACTGTTATACATCCCTGTATTCTTTTGCCCTGCCCTTTCTAGCAAATTCATTTTATCTACTACTAGTTGCTTCCTCCTTTCTAAATTCTTTAAAGTATCCTCTAATTTTTTACCTTTTGAGCCAAATTCTTCCAAAGAGCGTCCCGCCCCTTTCATTTTATTTGTAAGGTCTTCTATTTTAGCACTAAATACGGCAGTTACTGAACCAGCTTGAAAAGACATGAGTTGTTTCCCCTAGTCAGCCTTTTTTTCATACTTCAATTGAAGCTGAGTTTCTAAATCCATTAAAGGTTTTGACTTTTCTTTTGTCAAGATTGACGGATCTGGTAGGTTAAACACTCTATTATATATTTTTTGAGCTTCCTGTCTAAGTTTAGTAGTGGCCACTTTGTCAACAGCTCCTTTATTATTATAAGAGCTTTGATTTGTAAAGTTATGATAATCAATAGCCGTAAGCATTGCTTGAGCTTTGTCTTTTTTATCCTCTTCAATAGCCTGCTCTACTATCGCCAAGTCTTGGACTGTCCAATCTGCCATCTCTTCCTCTGAAAAACCTTTTAATCTAAAATAGACTTTTTTGACTTTTATTTGTTGGTCAAGGAGATTAATTTTTTTATTGATTCGTTATCACCTTGAATTGAAAAATAAACATCCATAATTTCAAATTGTGTTAACGAATTATAAACTAAACCAGCGTTTTCAAAATCTGAAAATTCAGCTATGATTTCACACATCGCCATAATTTGCTTGTCTTCCTCTTTTGATTTCGCAAATTTATCCACTTCTTTATTTAATTCTTTTAGCTTTAAAGCTCTTTCACCTGTTGCTAATTCAATACAGAAGGCGTCTAAACCAGCCAAATTGACTTGTTGTAGTCTTTTGCCCCTAGTTGCTGTTATTTCTTGCATAATAAAACCACCCTATTGAAAGGGTGGTAATTTGTCAAGTATTAGGATTGACTAGATTGTATGGACCCCAGTTGAGGCAATTCCATCGTCATGAATTCCTAGTAAACCGTCTTGGGTAACATCTCCAAGAACTGTAAACTCTAATTCATATTTAATAACATCTTCAGTAGTGTAAACAAATTCAAAGCCATTAGTAGCAATTGATCGAGCGAAAGTCCAGGCGTCTTTGTTTGCTACATCGTCAATACTAGCAACTCCAGCTGAATCAGTTGAAATTGGGTAAAGTACTAATGGGAAAGATGGCAACGTGCTTGGATTTGCTTTTAAAGCAATTGCTCCAACATCGGGAGTGGTATCTGCTGTAGCTGTTCCGCCTGCTAAAGCTGTGTATTGTCTAGAATAGATATTTTTCATTCTATTTTTATTTTCACCTTGTAAAGCTAATGTTACTTTTAATTCACCACCTTTTTGGATGATACCAATTGGGGTTGAACCGTGTAAAGAACTTGTTATCATTTCTACATCTGGAGTAAAACTGATTTTATGCTCACCAGGTTGTAAAATACCAACTAGAATTGAATTATAAAAAGCTACTACGCTGTGGTTGTTTAAACTTAAAACGTCGTTAAGTGTATAGGAGTTTGTTACGGCCATAATATATTATTATTGTTGTAAACTATACCCCTATTTAGTTATAATTTAACTTTTAATATCTGCAACTTTTTTGTCAACTTTTTTATCCTCTTTTTTTAGATGACTTTCGTTATAAATAGTCATTCCACACATAAATTCGCCATTTTCTAATACTTTAGTTACTCGTACTACTGAACCGTCAAAAAGTGTTACTAGGCTGTTTTCTTTGATTTTTAAAGACATATAGATATTTTAATTATAAAATTAAAAACTAGCCTAGTGGCTAACTAGGGGGTTAAAGACTAGGCTAGTTGCTAACTTCATAATTATGTAGGTATTGAATTTGTAACATTGTTTATTTCAGCGGTCATCGTAAACATAAAAACATTGACTGCACTATTTGTAGAGTTCCATCTCATAGGGCTTTGCTTCGGAATTATCCTTCTAAAGTGGATTGAGTTGGCTGTTCCAAGTGTCCCAGTATATCTATGTAAATAGTTATAAATGGCTCTCGCTCTGTCGTTGGCTGTAGTTGGACTTGTATTATATACATAAATGACAAAATCCATGCTTTCAATAAACACTTTTTCACTTGTCCCTCCTTGAGACATTAATAAGACAAAATTGTTTTGACTTGTTATTGTTTCAGGCTCTATTAACGTGTCAACCTTGATTGAATCTATGTCAAGCCCTGTATACCCTAAATCAGTATTATCTTGGCTTAAAATCGTTCTTAGGTCGTCTAAATAGTAATTTGTCATTTGAATAATTGTTTAAAAGTTTCTTCTTCGTATATTTTGTAATACTTTTGCAAATTCTCGTCTAGTGTTTCTTTCATAAAATATGTTTTACCCCCCGCTGGCCTGTTCCGAATAATATGAGTTCCGTCTTGTCTCATCCCCATTTCTTGATACATTGCATAGATTTCGTTGTAACCAGCTTCAACACTTAATTCTTTTTTAGAAACCTCCCAGGAGTTTAATAATTGGCCTTTGTCTCTTGGTGTATTAGGTAAAACATCTCTTTTAAACTCTAGTATTATTTTACTTAAAGCAAAGTTTACCGCCCTTGATATTGTGGCCTTGTCTAGATTTTTAAACCATTTTTCCAGTTTAGCTATATCTGTATAAAAGCTTTTATTAAGTTGGAACATAATATTCTCTAGCCTCTAAATATTGAAAAAAGTCATTGCCTTTTAGATTTTTAGTCGTATTAGCTAAATCAATTATAAATGTTCTGTTTTCGAATACTACAATTTGCCCTTTATTTACTTCAAAGCCTGCATTGATCCAACCCTGCATAATAAACTTATTACTTTGACCATCTGAACTTTCTATTATTTCGGAGCTAACTGAAAATCTACATCTCGCATTATCTTTGACTAATGTTGTAGTAAATTCACCACGAAAGTCTTTTGTTACATCGTAAATACTACATAGGTTGTTCAATCGTGGAATCATAATTAAATAGTTTGGATTATTAAACCTCCTAAAATATCTATAGCTTGTGGAGATATACGTTCGGTAATAGACAAAGGTTTATCGACTGCATAAACTTCAGAATAAGAATCTTTACTCACAGAATAGCTACTAACTGGATTTTTAACATTAATATCATTTTCTAACCTAAAAATATATTGATAAGCTACAGCTTGTTTTATCTGTTCACTAATCGATTTGTTATAAGAGCCCCAGGCGTGGTTTTCATCGTTAGGATTATGAAATGGAGATTTGCCAAATTGATAGATTTTGACGTTTTCTGTTCCAGTACTTAGAGCGTTTGTGTCAAAATATGTTATAACATTTTCAGTATTTGATTGAATTGCTAATCTAGTACCTGCATTTGCACCTGAGATGATTTCAAGGACTGTATAGGCTAATTGTCCAGGAGTTAGGTTAACGCTTGAAATAGTGGCTGTTGTAGAGGTCAATATTACGTCTTGATAAAAATCAATCCTATTAAATGATTTTCTAAAGCTCCCTTGATAAAAATTAGCTATTACATTGTCAATATCCTGTTCGGCATTGATTAACACATCGTTATCTACAGTTACAATACTTGGCTCGTATTCTTGTAATTGTGCGTGAGTTAAATATCGTCTTAGTGATTGTCTGGCCATACAATATACTTACTATAATTTTATAAAATAGATGTCAAACAAAAAACCACCCGTGAGGGTGGAAAAGTAGGATGCGGTATAATTTATTCGCTCTCTTTTTTTGTTTCGACTTCACCTTTCAAAGCTTTTTGATATTTAGCTTCCTCTTTGTCATTTTCGAAAATGGCGAAGGCTTCTAAATATCTTTTGACTTCTTTTAGGCTACATTCAAATTTGTTACCAAATTGATTAATCATTTTATACATAAAAATATATAGTTAGATTAAAGTTTAAGCAACACCTCCTAGAATTGGGAATACTGTAGTTGGTCTGTAGATTTTAGTTCCAAATAGAGTTTCCATATGATAGTTTTTATCACCGCCAATAACATTAGCATCGTAGCTAATTGACAATCTAGTAGCAAGGTTTACTTCGTTATTTCTTACAATAACTTGGTTAACACCTAAACCATTTCCATCCGTTGGTAATTCTCGGATAGCTCCAACGATTGAGTCAGTTGTAAAGGCAAATCCTACTGGCGTTGCGATTGCACCTAACGCGGCAAGGTTAGTATAAGCTGTTCCAACTTGAGTTGCATTGCTAGGTAAAACAATCATGTTCAATGTTGGTAAAATTGCACCATTAGCTAGGGTTGAGCTTGCTTCTGGATTTACTAATCTAGAAACAGTGTTGTCTCCTAAAAGTTCAAAGTATTGATCTGAAGGTAAAACTACAACTTTAGTTTGGGTATCTGGAACTTTAGCATCGTAAAAAGCTTTCCAAATAGTTCTCAAAAGTTTGTAGTTTGTATCAGTAGCGGCTGCACCAATAACATTTCCATTAATAGCTGAATCGTTGAAAGTGTTCAACATCATTGTGCTTTCAATAGAGTTACCGTGTTGTGCGCCTGCATTGCTTAGGATATCATTGCTAGGGTTTACATTAGCTAAAGTTACATCAGCATCATTTAAAGAAAATGGTGTAGAAGCGATAGAATCTAAAGTTAAAGCAACATTAGTCAAAGTTTGTTTTGGATATGTTACTGCTCCACCTGTAGAAGTTACAATATTAGTTGTAATTGTAGGTACAACTGGAATAGATAGAGTAGCCCCTCTTTGATATGCTCCTGTGTCTGTTGCAAATTCTGTGTCTGATTTTACAAACTGTTTAAGTAAGTTTGAAAAAACTAAAGGCTTTAAAAGTCTGTTAGCTAAAAGGGTTGTTTTTGCCTGTGCGATTGAGGCGTCGGTTGTAATAGCCATATTGTAAATATTGTTTGTGGCCTTCTACAATCCTTTGACTATGAATATAAAGCTTTTGCAATTTCAGCTTCGTGTTTTAAGTACTCGCCTGAATCTTTCGAGTTTAATAACTCGATTGCTTTTTCTTTTGTCATCGTGTTTGTAGTTGTGCCTGTTGTAGCACTTAATCCTACTTTCCCAGCAATTGGCTTGTTAGCTATTGTTTCAGAAAATGCGGTTGGGTAGCTACTTTTAAGCATTTCAACGACTTCTTCAATATTAGAATTGGTATTTAAAAGGTCCTTAGCTTTTGAATTTATTAAATCAGAAAGTTCTGGATTAATGTTTTCAGTTAGTAACTTTCTTTCAAGATTGAAATAGGTTTCTGCCTTAGTCATTTTATCTTCATACTCTTTTAGCTTTAATTCTTTCTCGGCTAGTTTCTCTTCAGCTGTTTTAGTTTTGTCGGCTTCGGCTTGTCGGATTGCGTCTAATTCAGCTTTCATCTTTTGAATTTCATCGGATTTGGCTTTTAGTTGTTCTCGTAAAACTTTAGGGACATCTGTTTTGACTGTTTCTGCTACTGAATCAGTGGTGTTCTGTTCTGTAGTTTGAGTTTTTAAATCCTCGTCTAGTGTTGTGGTGGTTGTGTCCATACTTATTTTATTACTGCCTTAATACACAAAAACAATCGGCGGGTTTGTTTTCGGATACTTTAGTTAGATAAAGTGTTATCATTATTGTCAAGAGCTAGGGGTTCTGCAACGGGCTCTGGTGTTACATCTAGCAGGTATGTTTCGGCCTGTTCAGCTGTTACATCGTTAGCTTGCATAACAGCTTCTTTTAATGGCAATAGGTTATTTTGTACCTTTAAAACTAAATCAGCTAAATCTTGAGTTTGGTCGTTTACTATTCCATCAAAGAATTTAACACTTGGTTTATCTGGTTCGGCTTTAATCAATCCATTTGTTTTTGCTAATTGTAACAAAGTAAATACAGTCTTTTTAATAAAAGGTTCTAGTATTCTTTTTGTGTGTTCAATTTCATTTATAGTTAAAGTCAAAAGTCTTTTGTATGCTACGCCTGACAAAGCCCCAGTTGTTATACTTGAATTATATAAAACTTCGGAAATACCAAGTTCAGTCATGATAGCTTTTAAAAATATTTCGGATTGTTTTCTTAACTGTTCAAGGTCAAAGTCGTTTTGTAGGTATTTAGTCTCACCTCGTCCATCGCTTGGCAATATTCTTGATTGTGCTACAAAATCCCTCCATATCTGTGTCTGCATGTAAGTTTTAGCATTAGCAAATTGTACCGTTGGTGTTTCTAGTAAACTATTTGGAGCGTCTGTATTCCTGCTCTGGTTCATTTCCTCTACCATTCTGTTCATCAGCTTAGTCAAGCTTTCACCAGCTAATAGTTTCGGAAATACATTGCTGACTATAACAGTATCAGCTAAATTGGAATAGTTGTTTAAAGTATTTAGTTTTGATATAACTGGTAAAGATAAATCTGATTTGGAATAAAAGTCATCAAAATTGATATTATTTCTAACAAACTGGATTAAAGAATAATCACATTCTGTGTTATAAACTATTTCTAAACCTTTCTTTTGACGTCCTTCCAGGGTTTCTAATACGCCTTGCAACTCCATTTCCCAATCTTCAATTGGACTTATTTCTTGGTACTTGTTATCGTTTGTATCATATTCTCTGTAAGCGGTCCAAATTATCTGGCCTGGAATATGTGTTTCGATTAAATAAGCTTCAAAAAGTTTCTTACCTTGGCTGTCGGTAACTTCTTTTTCCATTTTAAAAGATTGTTTACTCGGGTATTTATTAGGATTGTTTTGTACATAATCTGGAATCCAATTGCTAGGGTTTATGTTGTAAAGAGCTACTTGATAATCATCTGCTTTAGCTGTTTCGTCTGTTTTATCAATGACTATTTTTAATACTGAATCACCATTTAAATAAATATTTCTGGTAAATTCTGATAGTGTTTCATCAAAGTCTGTGGTATCTCTAAGTACATCCCACTCTTTTTGCAACTGTTCATTGTCAAAAGTAATCAAGGGTTTTTCATGCCAAATCAAATCAACTTTAGTATCAATAGCTTGCTTAATAATACCGTAACAAAGGTATTCATAAGCAATGTTTTTATGCTCCTGCTCGTTAATATTAAAGACTTTGTAATGTTGACCATAATATAGATTATTGGCTACTGTATAACGTTCGTGGCGTGGATTTTTCTTGTCTTGGAGAATATAGTTTGGTAACATATTTTGTTTTACTTTAGTTAAGTAAAGTTTTAAAGATATTGTCTAATGTAGTCAAACCCTGCAACACAAATAAAGTCTGCCATAAGCAAATCATCATGTGCTGGCTCTAACGCTTCATATCTTTTCTTTTCGTCATTCCATACGAAATTAAGCATTTCTTCAACCTCATCTTTATTGATTATTTCTAGCTTATTAGTCTTAAACATTGTTACAAATTCATTAATTATATTGTCCCTATTTGCACTTGTAGTTTTAAATCCAAAGTCTCCAATTTGCTTATCATAAGCAACTGTAGGATCTTGAATATACCTTTTATAAACTAAATCCTGGTTATAGCTATTTTTAATTGTAGTTGTGACGTAGCTCCCAAAGTTTGACTCTGGTGTTATTAATACCCTGCCAAATTTACTATACCAATTAGCTAAGTTCAATGCTAATTTAACAGTTGTCTCTTCATCAACCTTTGCTTTCATCTGTGCATACAACGGGTATTTACCATCGCTATTGGCATAAAAGCCTCTTAAACTAAAAGCTGTAAAATCCTTTCCTAGTCCTGAACTTGGATCTATTCCTAAGCTATATATTTGATTTGCTTCTGGTTTTCTAAAGATTTTCACTTGGTCTAATATATCAATAGGCTCTACTGTTTTAATAGCTAATACTTTTTGACTGTTGAATTTCCTTAATACATTTTGATTTTCTGTAGCTAAACCTAAGATTTTACCTGCATAATGATCGGGGTTGTAATTCTCACTATCGGGGTTATTATAGCTAGAATAATTATTAGTAGTCTGTTCTGGCAAGTGTGGGTTGTCCCTATAGTCAACTATAACCTGGCAGACTCTATTTAGTTGTTTAGGTATCAATTTAAAGAATCCTCCAAATTTACTTATTTTATAATCGAAATACTTTTTAACCACCCAGTGTTCTAAATCAGGAGTGTTTAAGATAATTATTACTTTGTGGCCTTCCTTTCTTAAAGTATCAATTAAAGTGTTTACACGCTCTACATCTCGTAAATCCTCAGCCTCTTCGATTAAAGCAAGGTCAATATCTTCAAAACCTTTTAAATCGGCTTGTTGTTCCACCCTTGACTGTCTAAAACCTTTTGTTAGTATGTTTACTGAATCAGTAAGTTTGTTTTTGACCTGACTTTCTTGTATTTCAAATACATAGTCAAAAGCTCCTTCTAATTTTGTCATTAATAAACTAAACCGACTTTTAATATTCTGTAAGATACTTTGACTAATAGAGCTTGAAACATCTCGCAATACTAAAGTCCTATAGCTAGGATTTTTAAAGGTTTCTAGGGTTGTAAAGTTTCCAGCATTCCAAGTTTTACCACTTCCACGGCCTCCAATTAAAACAGCTAAATCCCAGTCGCCTTTATAAAAGTCAAGCCATTTTGGGTCTGGTTTGTATTTTAATTTAATCATTTAAATCAATTTCCAACTTTGGGGCCTCTTTAACTGTTATTTCACCTTGTGTTTTAGTTGGCGCATACAACCCTAATAATTTAGCAACCTCTTTTTTTGCATTAATCCAATTGGATAAATCATAACTATTTTGATATTTGCCGTGAATTGCTTTACTCGCTAACTCTTCAATTTTCTTTAAATCTGCCACTTCAGAAAAAACAGTTATTTTTATTGCTTCAGCCATTTCGTCTTGTATTTCTTTAATTCTAAGGGCTATGTCAGGGTTTTGCATTGACTCATAAGCTTCAACATAAATCGCCTGGTCACTCATATTTTCAGCGTTATAACTGCCTCTATAGGCATCACTTTGACCTTTGCCACTCGCTACTAATTGACAGAACTTTTCTTGTTTCGCTGTTAAACCTTTCATAATAAACCCTTTAATACTTTTTTACTAATTGTCCAGCTGCTCAATTTCTTCTTCTAAAGCAACTGTTATTGGTAATAAACTTTCTCTTATCTTTTGTTTATCACCTCCAACTGAAACCCAAGTATCACAAGCCTCTTGTAAATCATGTATACAAGTAACAATTACAGCGTCAATGTCATGTTTAACAATTAAAGCTTCTATCTCTTTAAGTTTTTCAGCTATTTCTATCTTGGCTTTATCGATTATATTTTGAGTCATAATTATTTTGTTGTATTATCTTTTACTTTTTGTCTATTAATAACCAATTGGTCGCTTGGTAATTCTAACCTGGTCAATATCAAACTCGCCTTGCTGTAATCTAGTAATAATATTACTATTTACATCTCCAGGTAAAGTTATTTCGAGCAGTAGTGTCGCAGATTGAGCTTGGGTTGTTTTACTAATTACAACAGAATAAGTTGTATCTGTAGCTGTTCTGGTGGCAAGTGTTCCTTTTTGTGCATAATTTTTATCTGTAAAATCAGCTTCAAAATCATATTTATTGTAAATTTGTTCTTTAGTCATAATTGTTTTAATTTTTGTCTATTAAGAACCTAAAAGCTTGTAACTAAAAACCAATTAAGAGCAGGTTGCAGCTGGTAGTTTTACCACAACCTTTTAAGCTCTTAATTCCTCTACCTAACACTACCGAGGATATTCCAACGTTGGAAGTAGGATTTGAACCTACAACCTTTTAGCTTCCTGATATAATATAAAACTATTTTTTACTTTTTGTCTATTAATCAAATAAATAATCTAATTCTTTTGGTGTTAGCTTTCGATTAGATTTTTTTTGTCTTTTAGATATTTTTTTAAATTCCCAAACATTTATACTTTTAAACCCTTTCCTTTTTAAAGTTAAATATCTATCTGCGTCCATTGGTATTTCGTAAATAGCAATGTCTTTTTTAAAGTTATACATATATTCAACTTTACTGCAACGTAAATTAAACCCAAAAAACTGAAAAACGTTGTTTATGTAATGATTAATAAAATATACCATATTTTAATTTGTATTATTTTTTACTTTTTGTCTATTAATAACCAACTTAAAGTTTTGCCTTTATTTTCTAATTGACCTTTAATATTATTTTCATATAAAAAAACTTGAATTTCTGTATAGTTTGAAACAACTAAATAACCACCATCAACTAGCATATGTCTTTTTCTAAAAAAAGATTTGATTTTATTTAGTATTTTTAAATCCTGTGTATAAATTATAATATTATGAGTTGTTTCGTTCATACCTAGAATAGTTTTAGTTTTGAAAAGGTTGTTTCACCCCCCATCCCCCTAAATATTACTTTAAGAGAATGGAGTGAAATTATACCTGAGAATGAGCCTTGAGCTTTTTCATTTGGCGAAGTTGACGAGACTTACTTATGTTCACCCCTCCTATCGGATCGTCATCTGGTTATTAGTTTTTGGTTAGTTAGCTAATAAGAGCAGTAAATGTTCACGGCCTACTAATTTATCTTAGCACTAGAGCGTTGTCATTATCCAACGGTAGTAAGTTAAAGCCGTTCTTATTATTGAAGTTGATCAAGAAATAAGAAAAAAACTTGACAAAAGAATTAAATTTAAAAAGATTGAGTTATCAACTTCTTAAAGCCCCACCCGAAAAGGTGGGTTTTCTTTTTGGCTTTATCAACCTCTTAAATTGGTAAAGTTAAATGTATCTAAAAATGTTACACGGATTTTGTCAAGCTATTACTTTATGCTTAGAATAAACAATATCTAAAACCCTAGTTACATAACAATTCTTTGTATCTTGGTCTATTAAATAACAAAGCTTTAGCTTCTTGCTTCTTATATAGTTACCATAAGCCATACAATTGCCTAATTTGAGCTTTCCAGGTAGTTTTAATACTTCTAGTGCTTGCTTTACTGTATAGCCTTGAAATTGGGCTGTTAGGGCGTTGTTCGTTTTATGGTGTTTAGTCATGTTGATTTTTAGCTTTTAATTCTTCAAATTTTTTACGGGCTTGGTAGTAGAGGTCTAAATCATCCCTGCTAATTGTAAAAGTTGAGGAGACGTATTCTATGTCGTTTTCTATTTTTAATAACCTCTCCTCCGCCACCTCCAAAGCAGATTTCACGGGGATGTGTTTTTTGATATTTACAAGGTCTAAATAATATCGCTGGCCTCCTATATGTTCAATATAACTATACCTAGAATCAACATTTTTTACTTCAATCTCAACTAAAACTTTATCACCTGCTTTGATTTTGCTGTAATCAATATCACTTTCTTGATTAAAGGCTTGCTCTTCAGCTAAAATATTTATTACTTTAGAGGGTGTTTGATTAGCTACATTACTAAAAGAGTTTATCCTCTCTTTTAGACTTTGCTTCTTACTCCACTCCTTGTACGCTTTCATGTGCCTTATTTTTTCTTTGGCTTGGGATAGGGTGACGATTTTTACAGCTGGTTGATAATTATAGATAGAAAAGTAATTTTGCAGCTCTACATAGCATTTAAAGCTATAATTTACTAACCAACTTATTTTCTGATCATGTGTTGCAACCCCACCGAATCTATTTATCCAACCAACCTTGTCATAATACTCCATCAATGTATCAAACTCTTCTTTGCTATTTATTTGTACAGCGTAATTTGTTTTTTGCATAATATTTATATATTAAATTTTTTAGCTTTTAAAAACCTAGCCATTGTTTTTTCTAATAGCTTAGAATTCCTCTCTAAAGCTTTGTTATGGTAATGTTTGACTATTTCATCGTGTACCTTGTCAACTAAATAAACTTGTAATATTCGACCATTCCCACCTTTTACGTTTTCCAAAGTAATGGGGGTTAAATTTGCAGTGATTAAACCTGCTAGTTTTCTATTACTATTAAAAGACTTTTCTAAGTCTCGGAAAGTGATGTATTTTTCGTTTATAATTTCAGTCATATTTATTATGTTATTTATTAATTACACTTTGTCAATTTATTGTTTATTAGTAATTTAAAGGTTGTTGGTTTTCAAACTGTATATTTAGATTATTTAGGTATTCTCGGCATTTATCTAAATATTGATAAACAACTTCTAAATCAATATCCTGGTTTTGAATTTTAAAGACTTTGATTCTTTTATTCTGTGGGATTCTGTCAAAATTTAAATTTAAAAATATTTGATTCTCTTCTTCTATATCAATTGTAGAAGATTGAGCATATATAATAAAACTTTCATCGTAGCTAGGCAATGTATAAGCTATAAATCCTTGTTTTTTACCAGTTAATAGCATATAAGCCCATACTTGATAAAAATGGTCGTCATTTGCTTTCTTTTCGGTTTTTGAATAAAAAGTTTCCCAAGATTCGCAAGTTTTAATATCAATTATTGATTTATCTGTAATTAAATCAGGTTCACCAGTAAAATAATCATTTTCAAGTCTTTGAGTATTTTTAGATAAATTTAATTTAAAAACATTGTTTACTAATTCAATACTTTCGTTTTCTTGACTTTTACCCCGCCTAACTGCTTTTGATTTTAAAACCTCTTTAATTCCTAAAACTTCTTTATTCCAAACTTTATGTAATACTGATTTACTACCTTGTATTAATTCAAAGCTAGGGGTTTCTTTTTCTTTAATTTTTGCTTCAAACTCTGCTAAAGTAATATTTTGTAAATCTGTTAATTTATCTTTAGATTTTAATTTTAAATAGGTTTCCTCTTGCTTTTCTGTTAAAGCTGGCTTTTGTAAATCTTTAATAAAGCTACCAATTAATTCGCCTAAATAATGGCAATTGAATTTATAATCTGAAAAGTCTTTTAAATTTATTTCCCCTACTACTTGAGTAGGGGTGTCCATAATTTGGAAAGGGGAGATTGGCATATTAATTATATTTAATTGGATATTCACCAGTAAATAACCTGTTTAAATCAACATCAATATCAAACATTGCTTCTGTAACTGCTTCTGGTAGTTCTGATTCTTTGCCAGCTAAAATTGAATATTCAACATCAGTATTTTTTTCACCTGTTTTTTTCTTAGTAACTTTAAAATCATAAGCTAGAATATCAGAATAATCAGGGTCTTGTCGATAGTTTGCAATTGCTTTTCTGATTCCAGCTTGAGTAAATGACCAAACTTGGATTTGTTCTAAATCATAATTCCATACTGTAAAAGCCCAAAATATACTGATTTTGTCTTCGTTAGTTTCAGTTACTATTTTAGTCACCGGATCTGTTTTTGTTTTCTTTTTAACTGGTACAGGAAACTGACCTTCCATTTTACCTAAGTCGTTCATCGGTAATCGAATAGGTTTGTTTTCTGCTTGTGTCCAAGCTTCAAATCCTGCTACTCCTTCGTCAAGTATTCGGATTCTTGTTAATTTATCAAAATCAAATTTTACAAATTGACTGGGTTGGGTTGGTTCTCTATAAAAAGAGGAAAGTGGGGAAATAGCCATAAAAAATGTTTAGCGGTTAATTAGCTAATCTTAACACTTTAGTTTGATAAAGTGCTAAGGTAGATAATTATTTTAAATCTTTTAACATTTGCATTATTGTAGATTGCAAGCTATAAATATCATTAGGGTTTAAATTATTCTCGTTAATAGTGTCAAGATAAGCTATATGAGACAATATCATTTTTAGTTGTATCCACATTGTTTCTTTTGATGTAAATTTAGCCATAATATTATCTTTTAGCTGTCCATGTTTCATTGGACATTAATTTAATTAAAACTGCTCCAGCTGCTAAGCATACGGCATAAAAAGCTAACTCGTAAAATGTTGGTAATAAGTTTTGCATATTATTGTAAATTTATTTTTAAGATTGTTTCTTTTAAAGTTTCTGAAATATCTGGGTAGTCTGTAATATCGACTACAGGAATTTTAATTTTAGGCATATTGTTTATCGATTGTTAAAATATATACTTTTTTTAATTTTTCAGTAATAACTTCTAAATCAGAATAAAACTCTGATTGGAACCCGTCCTCATTATTATCATCAATAAAATTGTCATCTTCTAATAATGATAAAATTGAGCTTCCAACTGGGTCAGATAATAACATTAAAAAGTCATTAGCTTGATATACATTATCGATTGTAGCGTGTACACTGTCAACAATTTGTTGTGCTGTATTTTCTTTTAAAAAGTCAAATAGTAAACTGTCATCAGATACTAAATCGACCATTAACTGTTCCTGTGTTTTTTGTGATAAAGCTAGAATTGTTAAATTCTTTTCAGCTTTTAGTAATTGGGTTGTAAACATATGATAGAGTATAATGTTTGGGTTGTAATTTTTAAAACTGTTGGTGGCTTATAAGCTAAGAATGTTATGCTTATAGAGTTTCGGGTTTTATAGTTACTTGGTTCAAAAACTAAATCGTTTCTGTTCCGTTATTAGAAGTGTAATAAATAAAATACATTTTGTCAAGTAATAGTTGCTAAACTACTAACTATGTCTAACATTTCCCAATAGTTTTTGGTCTTTAATGGCTTATTTAAAAGGATTTGCTCGTTGTTTTTATAAATATAATAAACAAAAATAGAACTTTTTTCTTTGCGATAATATATAAAAATACCTTTATATTTCCAACTGTTCTGATTAATTTTTCTAAGCTTAATCATAAATTAATTACCTAAACTCAAGACAAATACACTCTATAATATCTGTCTTGAGTACAGATAACTGTTTAAACCTTAAACTATTTTCTAACTTTGGTCAATTATTGTAAACTCTGCATATTCGGTTGATCCATACAATAAATATTTGGTTGGTAGTATAGTTTCTGTCTTTATAATCTGGTCGTTATCATCAGATAAATTACCATTTTCTACCAAAGAGTCAAAAAAATATTTACTTAACACGGCATACACGTTTGATTTATCTAGCTTCTTTATTTCCCCTGCTTTAGTTGCACATTTATAAATCTGAAAAGCAACCTCGATTGTTTCAAATTTTGTTTTAGGTAATTTATCTTGAATAATATTAAAAAACTCTTTTTTACATTCGGATTCAGTAAATCTATGTAAATTTCTGTAAGTATTCATATTTAGCCAGACTTTTTTAGGTTTTTTAGTTTTTCGTGGCAACTCTACAAAAAGTGGGGTTTTAATTGTTATTATTCCCATATTTATTTCCTGATTTTAATAAAAATTCTGTAATTTTATTTACATCTTTTTTAAATAAATTTTTAATAAAACACTTTACTTGGCTAAAGTGGTCTTTTACTAGTTTACCTTGTTTATTACGTTTAAACATATTAATCAATTTTTCTATCTAAGTTAAATTTTTTTCTATCTTGTTTTAGCTGTTTATCAAATTCTTTTAATTCCTTGTCTTCTTTGAATTTCCCCAGATATTTAAAAAACTCTGGTTCTTTATTTTTTCTGAAAACATTTTTGACTTTATTGATTAATTTATTGAACATTGTATTTATAATTTAGCTTGTATCAAAATAGATTCTGAAATATTTTTTAAGAATTGTAAATACTTAGCTTTTACTGCCTCTCGTTTCTTGCCTTGCAAATGGCCATAAATTAAATCAGCTGGGATATCTAAAGGCTGGTTTATATATTTTGGGGTCTGTTCGTATTCTTTAGCTATTTTTAAAATATGTAACCGTTTATCTAGATCTTTTTGTTTCCTATTTTCATGACTAGCCCCATCAATTTCGACTAAGCAATTTAAATCTAAAATCATAAAGTCAACTGATAATGGATTAAACTTTTTTACATAGTGGGGGAATATTAATTCATTTTGTATCTGGTGGCCTTCAGCTTTTATAAATTCAGCTATTTTCTTATGTGCCTGGCTAATACACTCACGGCGGTAATATTCGGCTATTTTGCGGTTGTCTAGTGGTAAAGTTGTTTCCATATTAATTTATAATTTTTGATTTATCTGTGATTATTTTAAAAATTACTTGTAACCTCCAGCTAAAAGGTAAGTTCTGAATTTTTGGCCAAATTCTTTTAATTCTGATTATTTTAGATTTAAACATAAGACTGTGTTTCGTTATTATAATTTAATTTTGCTTTGTGGTATTTTCCAAAAGTTCTATCTTTAGCTATTTTTACCCATCTATTCTGGCTTTTGTCTTGGTAGATTAAAAGCACTGTATCACTATCGGCTTCAATACTTCCTGATTCTCTTAGGTCATTTAGTTGGGGTTCGTCTTTAGTTAGAGTTGCCCTGCTAAGCTGTGCTAATTGTATAATTGTTATTTTTAGCTCTTTAGCTAACAGTTTTAATTCTCGGGTAATTTCGGCTACTTCAAGATGTCTCATTTTATTAGAATTTTCTGGCCTGATAAGTTGTAAATAATCGATAAATACAAATCTAAGTTTAGACTCTTTAGCTTGCTTTCTAATTGTAGCTTTAATTGATCCCAAATCCAATTCGTTGTCTATCATTTTAACTTTCATTTTTTCACTATCTAAAATACCCTGATTTAATTGTTCCCCTAAATGTAATTTCTGGATTAACTGCTGGACTTTGTCATTTCCAAGATTTAAACAAAGTTTAAAATTAACACCTGATAAACTGGCTAAAATTCTAGCTGATAAAGTTATATTATCCATTTCTAAGCTAAACATCAAAGTTTCATGCTCAAAGGCTATATTTTTTAAAAGACTAATTAGAAATGTAGATTTCCCCCCTCCGCTGTAAGCTCCTACAGTTACGAGTTGCCCTGGTAGGAAACCCCCAAAAGCACTTTTCCCTAAATCATAATCAAAGTCTTTAAATCCAGTCTTTGGTACTGTTTCTAAATCAAACGGATTGTTTATTGATTCTGTTATTCCCATTGATAAAACTTCAGATAAGCTTTTTGGCTTCGTTAAATCCAATATTTTGCCCTTTTCTTCTATCTCTAGTATCCTAGCCTTAGCTTCCCCTATATCTTTCAAATTTACTAGCTTTTTGAACTCCTTAGCTATATACTCATCTTTGAGTAATGCTAATAATTCACCAAAAGGTTGTGATAAACTAATTGTTGACATGCACGTAACTAAAAAAGTTCTTAGCTCTTGATTTTCAAAATTAGCTGTAGTTACAACAGAGCCTTTTGCATTTTTAAAAACTTCAATTATTGATTTACAATCTCCATCAAAAAATTCTATATCTAAAATTCCTAAAAATTCTTTTTGGGTTTCATCACTTAAAATTAAATTCCCGATTATTGTTTTTTGTAAGTTAGTCATATTTATTTTTGGATTACATTGTAAAATTCTGATTTATGGTCAACCATTGCTAAAAAGTGTTCATCTGATTCAAAGTCTATTCGATTTAAAATTAAATCTTTTTTTTCTGGAAGGTTATTTTGAGTTGGCTGTACTTGATTAAAGTTTTGATATTTATAAAATTGTTTTCTATCTAGTTTTAAAATCCAATTAGTAAAAGTTGCTTTCATGTCTTTAATTTCTTTTTTGCTATCCAAGTAGTAGTCTAACATTTTATTTTTAATAATTTCTAAAGTAGAGTTAGCTTGTTCTGAAAACCAAGTTTGATTTTCGTATGGAATTAATTTTGATTCAACTATTTCTTTTAAATTTTCGGATTCAAAAAATGTTTCTATTTTTTCTTTGTTATTTATTTTATCTTTAATATTTACTTTCTTTACTTTACTTTCTTTAGCTACATTTTGCTTAGCATTTGCTAGCGTTTGCTTAGCATTTGCTTTAGCTTTGCCACCTTTTGCTCCAGCTTCAGCTCTTAAAGCTTTAATTTCTAACCTTTTTTCAAAATGGTTTTGTAGGTGGCTTGAGAAAATAAAATCACCTTTTACAAAAAATAACTTTAATTCTGTAGCTTTTGTTAAAACTTTTTTTAGAAAATCTGATTCGCAACCAAAGCTAATTGATAAACCATTTATAAGTTTGCCATTAATAGAATGCTCTGGCGATTCAGCTATGGTTTCTAAAACCATTAAATAAATAGAATAAGATTCAAAACCGAGCGTGGCTCTAAGTTCCAAAATCTCTGGCGTGTTACGCAAAGCGTAGGGGTGATTAAAATACATAGCGGTATTTAAGGCTTAATTGCCTTAGTGGAAAGGGCTACCGCTAAGCCACCCACTCCACTAAAACAACTAATCTATCTAATAGAACTTTATATTTTTGTTTTTGTCAAACTTGCTTTTAGGTTCGCTTTTTCGCTTTGATAATAATCCTCTAAATCTTTAATAACCATTATTGTTTTGCGGATTTTTAAACCATCTTCCATTTTTTGGCCTGTTTGTCTAAGTAATTCTAATCTTGGCAATACAATCTCATTTACAAAGGCTGTTGCTGTCATATTAGCCACTTTTGGATCTAGTCCTGCTATATTATCAAACCTAGCACTTAAAAAACCCTGTAATAACTTTTCAAGGGCTTCAACTTGTTGGCAGTGGTTAAGCTGTTGCATATAATTATACTGTCTATCAATTTCCTTTTCTGGTCAAAACCCTAAACTCCTCGAATTCGACTGGGTTAAAAAGTTCGAAGTGAGTCAATCACGGCTAGGCAAGAATTCTTATTGTTTTAAGCTCAAAAATTTAAAAGAAAAAACGGCTATTTAAAACAATAAAAAAACAAAAGAAAGCCTGTAAACCGCTGTTTAATCAATAAAAGTTTTTTTCTTAACTGTAAAAATTTAAAAGATAAAATGGTTATTTAAAAGAAAAAGAAAACAAAAAACCACCCAAACTGGGTGATAATATAGCGTTCGCAGTAAGCTACAAAACTGGTTAAATCAGTGTCATTTAACAGACAAGTAGTTGTTTACGTAAAACTACCAAACCGCAATTTATATTCTACCAGTATAACCTCCACTTTTGCCTAGAGTTTCAACGATTATACGAGCAAGGTATTATTTTTAAGCTTTTAAGTTAAACACCTAAAACTATCAAAGCCGAGCTACTTCAGGTCGTTAGTAGCAAATATATTATTATTGATTATAATTTAATTGTGGTCAAATAGTTTTAAAGTGCTGGTAACTTTTTCAACTCGTTCTTGTACAGTTCCAGTTATTTTAAAATAGCAAATATCTAAACTTTCTAAAATATTGACTAGCCTATTGTCAATTTCTTTTTGGTAATCTATATCACTGGAACGCTGGGCGTCACCTTCTAAATGAAACTCTATCGGTATATAAAATATATGGCTGTAACGGCCTGTTATATTAGCTTGTTTAGCCATTTCTAGTAAATACGGGTATTCTGGTAAATCATAACTATAAGCTAAGATATCAAATAAACCTCTATCTGACATAAAAGATTGATTTTGACTTTCGGCTATTAGTTGCAATTCAAATAATCTTTTCTGAAATTTAAACCTTTCTTTTTTAGTCATTTCATAGGGCAATTTTCCTGTCCTGATTATTTCAGTTCTGGCAATTTCTTTTATGTAGGGTATATCAAGGTGTTTTGTTAGCTCTTGGCATAGGGTTGTCTTTCCGCAACCGTGGCTTGAAGTGAAACAGATTTTCATATATTATTTAATAAATTTATAAAAGTGTTTTGTCCGTCTAATATCACTTTCTTGGCATATTAATTGGGCTTCGTGTTCATAACACTCTACAACCTTTCTTTTGTCTTTAATGGCCTTTAAAAACGTTTCTATAGCAATGTCTTTAGAAATAGCTGTTAAATATTCAAATTCGTTGTTTTGAGTTAGCCAAATTTTATAGGCTGTTCCGTTAATTGGTTTTTTTATGTAGTCAATTTCTCTTTTAGCTTTCAAGTCTAAGATTTTAAATCTAATTGCTGGCATTGACCTGCCTAGTGTTTTAGCTAATTCAACGTAAGTTGTCCCAGGGTAATTATCTTTTAGATATTGTATATCAGTTGCTTTCCAAATTTGCTCGAGTTTAGGCATTATAATTCAATATCTAACAATTTATAAACTTTTTTCCACCCTTCTTCTTCACTACAATCCCAAAGAGTTTTAGAGTATTTTTTGGGGTCGTCAAAGAAATTGCCTAGCCTAGAAATAACTTGATCAGGCACGAGTCCTATTTCAGTTGAATCAAAATAGTTGAATATTGCAATACCTAAATCGCCTTCCTGATCTCCCTTTTCAATCCCGTCAAATCTTCTAAGGTGTCGAAATGTATAAATATCGCCTTCTAACCATTTTTCATAATTTCCCCCTAGCTCAATCTCTACACTTAAAAGCGGTCGGCAGTCTGAGAGGTTGGCAACTGTTTCTTTGTGTAAAATATGATATAAATTATTAGGAGCTTTCATATCATAATCTACAACCTCCCTAAGCACTCTAGGCTTGCCGTCTGAGGTGTTTCTGAATTGGAGATATTGGGTTATTTGGAACATATTATATTTCAGGATTTAAAATGTTTTTAGGAGCTGTAAACTTTCGCCCGTTATCTTTTAGCCATTTTTCAACAACTGAAAGCTTTCCATAATTTACACATTCTCGGATTTTGTTTTCGTTATGATTTAAAAAATGCCTTATAAATTCAATATGATGTCCATCATTAAATAATTTAGGCAAGGCGTTCTGCATTACATCATATTTTAAAGCAAAATCTGAAATATGATTACCTTTATTACTAAGAACTCCTAGAAAAAAAGTTACATTGTGAGCAGACTCGTATAATTCATTCATATCACGGTATTTAGTGTTGTTTCGGCTGTTTATATCAGCGACCTCAAAAAGAGGCTCTAAATCGGCTCTAGTAACGCCGTATTTTGTATCAAGTTTCTTTTCAGCAAATAATACTCTAAAAGCTTCAGTAAGCACTTTGTCAAAATCTTTTATCGGTAATATCGGTCTTAGCTGTTCTCTAACTTCACCATCAAATAGTCTATGTTCTTCAATCTTGAAAGCTAAATCTTTAGTTATACTATCTCCGACATACGCCTCTTGTATATCGTGTAAACCATTCGCTAAATTCATAGCTATCAAGTATTCACGGTCAAATTCTTTGTAAGTTTTGTTTTGTTCCTCCAGCATTATGATTTGACTAACTTTTAAGCATAATTGCATATGGTCGAAACTATCGGCATCAGATAAAGGTGTTTCTATTAAGTCTTGTTTAAAACCACTGTACTGCTCGGGGATTAAATCTGGATTAGTAATGTAGTTAACTATATGTTCGTCATCACTTAGTCTTTGGTCGGTTGACCATCTAGGAGGCTGATTTGCTAACATTTGACCCATCATCGTTTTTTTGACTTGGTCTAATACCTCAGTAAAAACAATTGGTTTATTGTTTACAGTTTCGTTGCTAGGTATGTAGTAGTTGTGAGTTAGTTTTTCCATATTAAATAGATTTTAAAAAGCTTTGACAAAATATACGGCATAAATAGCCAAAAGTTACAAACATTGTTTCTTCATTGAAGGTCATGTTATATCTTTGTTTTCTAAAACTCTCTAAACGTTTCTCCCAGTATAAAGCTTCTTTTACTTGTTTATCTGCCATAAATTTACGTTTCCAATTTTCTTTAGTAATAACGCAATATTTTTTTTGCCATGTGTTTGGGTCTGTTAGGTCAACCATCGGTGGTAACTGAAAAAAACCAACCCTATAACCTTTTGGAGGGGTTGGGCTTTTATCGTAAATATCTGTATAGTTTGTTATATCAGAATATTCTTTAATTTTAGAAAATAAAAATTCAGTATTTTCAATAGCTAAAATTTCTAACTCATTCGATTGTAAGTCTTCAAAGTGTGGTAGTTTATTCATATTATAGTAAGTTTTTAATTTGATTTAGTTGTTCCATAATTATTTAGTTAAAGCGTCTATTCCTATGTTTATCTATTTCCCTGGCAAAGTTTTCTTTCTTTTCAATTTTATTTAAGGCTTTTTGGGCTTTCTCATACGATAAAAATTCACTGCCTCGAATAATGATTGTGTCAATCCACCGAACTTCATCACCCCATTCATATAATTCTTGCGTTCCAAAAAAACCAAATTTACGCACTTTATAGTGTAAATCTTTGCTTTTAACAATATAAGCTTTAAAAAAATTTAAAAACATAGTACTTTTATTCTAAAACAAAAAATAACTATTGTAAATAAGAAATCACACTTTAAGTTTACAAAAAGCAAAAAATAGTTTTTAATAATCTTCCATGACTTTAATTGAAAAAGAAAGTAGGCAATTAACTAGAGAAATTAATCGATTAGCTAAGAAAATTCAGAAAAAACGGTATGAAAAAAATAAAGTCCCTTTAAGAAAAGAGTTATTGTTTTTAATTCATACAAACCAACTTTTAAAGCGTGACGCTGATTTTTATAAACATTAGGTTATTTATTATCAATAACTTTTGTTAGTTTTTCTAGTTTAGCGTTTAATTCTTTAGCAATTTTATTAGCTACTGTTTCAGCTCCATCTTTTCGACCTTTAATTTTAGCAATTTCAGTAGACAAATTTAAAATTCTATCAGTGCTTTCATTGTGGTAATTCTCAAACTTAACTTCCAATTGTTTTATTTTTTCTAAAAGAATTTTTCGTTCACCCCAAAAAAACCAAATAGCAACTGCTGAAAGGGTAATAGCAAGGTTATTAGTAGATAAGATTTGATTTAGTAACTGTTCCATATTTAATTTATTTTTGTTAAAATATAATCAATTTTTTGATTTAATTCTTTTAAAATTTTAATGTCCTCTTTTTCTTCTTCAGTGTCAAAATAATAATAAAATACACTATAAAAAATAATCCAAGCAATTAAAGCTTTTAAATCAAAAAAAGCTCCAAAAAGGTTTATTACTAAAAAATCTATAATCATAATTATTTCTTTATTTTTAAAACTAAAATTTCAATTATTATTGACAAAATAAAAGCTAGAAAAGTGTTTACTACAACTATATCAATAATTCTGTTTGCTGTATATTCGTAAGTATAATCTAGTAATATCCAAAGATACAAGCTTAAATAACTTACACTATAGGCAAGTAAAAATCTTTTCAGGTTAAATATTTTTATTTTAGACATTATTTCTTAGCAATATATTTATTTATTAAAGGGTATAAAATACCAAAACCAGCCCCAAACATAAAAACGCCAGCCGATAAATTAGCTTGTTGACTTTCATAAAAAGTATATAAAGCAGGCAAAATTCCAACTAAACCAACGTTTGCAATTGCATTTTTAAAACTTACTATTCCAGTAACTAAAATATTTAAGTCAAACTTTTCGTTCTTCTTAATTAAATCTTGGATTGCTTTGTAGGCAGTTTCTAAATCTGATTTAAGTGTTTCGGCTTCTGGTGTAGTTGGCAAGGTTAATGTTATAGAGTCACCTTTTACAGGGATTTCTACTATGCTATCTTGAACCGTCAAATTTTGGTTTACAGTTGGACTTTCCACAACCCTAGCATCAGTCACTTTTTTAGCTTCTTCTAGTTGTTTTTTAAGGTCGTCAATTGTAGCTTGACTTTCAGTTTTAACTTTATTAGTTACATTAAATTCTAATTCTTTTGTATATAAAGAATAGTATTCAGTAACTAGTTTTGGATCACGTGTATTAATTAAACCTTGCAACCTTCCAATTTCATGAGCTGGTAAATTTAGTTTTTGTGTTGATGTGGTCAATCCATTAAAAGCTTGGTCAAACATAATATTGTTATTTGGGTTAAAAGTAATAACACTTTCAGGATTAATTCTTTTTCCGTCAAGCCAGACCTCAAAGTGCAAGTGTCGGCCACTAGAATTTCCAGTACTTCCAATATATCCAATTAACTGGCCTTGTTTAACTATTTGACCAATTTTAACTAGGTTTTGTCTATTATGTAAATATCTTGTTTTATAGTTACCGTTTGTAACATCGATGTACAAACCACCGTATTGGTCTTTACCTACAAAAGTAATTTTCCCATCATGGCTAGCTAATATGTTGTCAGAAGTAGGTCTTAAATCAACTCCTTGATGGTTTTCTCCAGAATCAAGGAAGTCGCCATCATGGTTTAAATCACGTTTTCCAAATTTATCAAATTTTCTAATATCTACTGGTGGTATAATTGGATTGCCTAATTGCATACAAAACCCTTTATTTAATAACCTTTACATGTCAAGATTTGACAAGCAATAAAAATAGTGTAATAATTAAATCACCTTACTTAATAAGGTTAAAAACACTCTATGCAAACAAATATCTTAGATGTATTAGATTACATCTTACCAACTACAATCGAGCAGGACGATTTAAAACAACTTGCAGAACAGGATTTTAACAATCTTAATTTTTAATCTTATGTCTGATAAACTATTTAACCTACTGTCAGAAAAAGACTTAGATATTCAACTAGCTGAAAAGTTAGAAAGTCTTTTAGCCTCTTATATGATATACAAACAAGATGATTTAATCGTTGATATACTAAATTTAATTAATAACTAATATGTCTTTACAACAAAAACTAGAGCAACTTAAAAGCTCACAACTTTCAGAATCTAATTTATTTACTAAATAATATGCACTTTTTATATTCGTCCGCTTTTGCTGATTTGTCTTTTATGGCTGACCCTTTATTTCTTAAATCAGAAACAATTAAAGAAAAAGACAGGTTGGTTGAAATCTGCCAGCAATGTATTAAAGATGGTATTACAATTGCTGAAATAAACGAAAATGACGACCTTAATTATTTTAGTGAAAGATATTCTATAACTCTAGCGGATGCTGAGTGGGTTATTCCAGTTTTATCAATTTATCATTTTACCCCGAAAAAATAATATGTTTGCAATTCAATTATGGCTATTTATCTATTTACCTAATCGTTTTAGGCTTATCAATTACAGGAGCAATCTACTTTTGGAACTACAAAACAGAAGCAGAAAAAGAAGCTGAACTAGCAAAAAATCTAAAAAAACAATTTAAAAAATAAACAATATGTCTCAAACAAACACAAAAACACAAATGTCTCCAAAAACACTAATTATCTTAATTTTAGGGTTTATAGTCTTTTTAACTATAATCCAGAATTTAAGTGTTTTCCAACCAAAACAAGGTCAAATAGCTGAAGCAAGCTTTGACGATAGAAGAGCTAAAATTGAAGCTGACTTGCTAGAAGCTGATAAAAAAATCCAGGAAGCTAATATTGAGAAAGAAATTGCAGAAAATAAATTAAAAGGTGAAGAGTTGGAGGAAAGTTTAAAAGCCTCAGGGCTGGAGAATGAATCTAGCCCGAATCCAATCAATGCAATCCTTACAACTATTACTAATGTTTTATCTAGCAAACCAGCTCCAGGTTGGAGTGAATTTACAGAATATGCAAAACAAAATCCGTGGCGTGGAGCTACCTTTCCTGAAGGTACCCATTTAGAAATAGCTAAAAAGAATCAATCTAGGTATGAAAATATCGAAGGTTGCCACCCCTATTTACTAATGTCTATGCATTACACTGAAACAGGGTTACAATACAATAATGGGTCTAACGGGCAAGGAGCGTTTCAGGCTTATTCTAGTAAAATTAGATACCCTGCTAATTCTCCAGCTACAGATTTTGACCAGCAAGCTATTCGAGCCTGCCAACATATTCGAGCTAAAGTCGGGGGTGCTGATTTATCAAAGCTAGATGACTTTAACCTGATCGGCAAAGCCCTTGCCCTATACAATGGCTGTTATAGTCCAGGAATTGGAGCTTTTGCACGAGGTGATTATGGAACGCCTAGAGGCTGGGATAAATGCCCTTATACTGCAAACTTTTTAACTTCTAACACTGGTATGAAACAGTGTGCTGTAGACGGTTGTAGGAGGCACAATACAAGACAAATTTACGGTACAATGGCTTTTATAGCCCACCTTAAAATATAATTTGACAAAATAATAATAATGTATTTTTATAACAACACTATTTAATAACTAACAATATATGACCCAAAAAATCAAATCAATAACAATAATTAAAAACTTTCCTTTTTCAGATAAGTTAAATTTAGAATCTGTAAAAGAATATTCAGAGATTAATTTACCTGATTTACTGCAAGTTAACATACAAGATATTTTAAATTACCCCGAATTTTTCCAAATCGAATACGAAAAACCAGCCATACTAAAACGCCCTGACGGCTCGATTATTAGCGAGCTTGAGGAGGGCACAGAAGTTACTTGGATAAATCAACATTGTAACTCTGGCAACTTTACAACCGAAATATTAGACAAAGACGGCATGCGATGGATGAATACCGCAAAGTACCAAAAAAGCCTCTATCAAAACGAATTGCGAAATGGTTTAATATTTCTTAGAGAAGACATCAATCTAGCCGAAAAGAAAACCCAACAGCTTACAAAACAGCTAGAGATACAGTTTGAGATTGATCGGTTGAATGCTGAAGAGGGGTGGGTTGCTAATTATAGTGCAGAAACAAATGAAGATACATGTTACATTATCTACAATTATGATAGAGGTTTTTTTAGCATTGGCGAGCTTAAGCAGTATAGAATCAGAACAACAGGATTTATGTCCGAAAAAACAGCCGAAACAATCTTGGCTAAGTATTCGCAAGAAGAGCTTAAACAATATTTAGGTATTATAATTTAATTTTATGACAACAACACAGCAACAAACCGATTTAGATAACTGGCTTAAAGATGTATCATATCCCCTACCAAACAGTATAAAAACTTTAATTGAGACTGCAATTGATACTTATTGTGATGATATAGAAGGTTTCAATCTTATTGGTTTCATATCTGCCAGTAAAACAAAATCAGGGCTATACGTTGAAATTAAATATAGTTACTATAAAGACGATGATTATCACGATGTTACTACTGATGAGTTTGAAATAATATTTTAATTTATTTTTTTTATTATGACCACACAAACCGCCATAGAGCAATTTAAACAAAACCCTGACATTGTACCTGATGAGCTGTCTAATAAGCTTGTGGAGGATTGTTTGGAGGTGCTAACGGATGATGAGCAGGCTAGACGGATTAAATACACTCTTTGACCGAGAACCTGAAATTGTTTATCAGGAATTAATTGAGGTGTTGGAGGGGTTAATTAATTTCAGTAATTAAAACGTTCATATCTGTTACTGTAATATTATTAGTTGCACTTGTATTTCTAGCGTGTATTTCAATATAGTCTGGTGATTTATGCTCTACTACACACATAAAAGTAACATTTTCAGCCCTACCTGCAGCGTTGGCTGTACTCTTAGTTTTTGAGGGTGTTCTAATTGTAGCAAGTTCTGAATCATAAAATCCAAATTCACACACATTATTATTGCCTGAAGTAAAAGACAAACTAGCTTGTATTAAGAATTTTCTACTAACTACCGCTTCATTAGTCAACCGATTATTAGTATGAGTGTATTTGTGGTTATCTGTACTGGCAGTTGTAGTCCCCGCAACTTTAAAAAAGCCTGTTGTATTGCTTATTGTGGTGGCTGTTGCATTATTTTGCATGTACATCTGCCCATTTACTGAAGTATTAATTATTCCAGTGTTGTTATTAAACCTTGTTAAATTTGATGTATCGTCAACACCTGCTAAATAAGTTCCGCCACCCGAAAAACTAACAGTATCTAATATATAGCCTTCTGTAGGTATTGTAGCCCCTACATCTACATTAATTGAAGTTTCGCCTGCTAAGGTAATTATAGAACTGTAAATAATTCTAAACCGCCTTGTAACAGTTAAAGTAGCTGGAAGTTTTAAAATTGTATTTGCACTTTGGCCATTTAATAAACTGTTTTCTATAGCAATAGTCCCGATGGTTCCTGTAAACTCTAAATCGGAGGAATTAAGAAAAGCTGAAAATTTATATACAAAGTTAGTTGCATTATCTACAATACCAGCCCTAGCACAATCTACAAAGTTGACCGCTAACCAGTCAATAGCTACATTTCTTATACCATCGCCATTTACGTGTATAGCATAATCAGCTGTAATGCTTATGTTCTGCATTGGAATTGTGTATTCTGTGTAAATCAAAGGGTTTGCTCCTGTTAGTCCTGTACTCCTAATATAGCAAGTTTCAGAACTTACCCCTCTTATAGCTACAATTCCACCACATACTATTCTATCCCCCGTTAAATCAACATCAGCTGTAAATACATAATTACCAGCTGGCAAAGTTATTATCCCTGCTACGGGTGTTGGTAAATCTGTTTTGGTTTGTATGTAAGTTATCCCGTTACTTGCTATTGTTGCTATTGTTGTTATTACCCCAGACATTGGTAAAGACAAAGAAAAGGCTTGGTCAATGTTTATATCTGTTGGGGTTGTGGAAATATTAAAAGTAGCCATAATTAGTTATCAAGTCGGGTTTGTATTAAGCAAGCTGTAGGCGTTTGATTAAAAAGTGGTGGAGTTGTAGGGGTTGCATTTATGCTAGCTCCATCGTTTATTTCAATTTCAAAAAAATATTTGCCAGAATAATCTGTACTTGTTAAATCTACATCAAAATATCCAGTTGTTAAAGTTGCTGTTGTAGCTGTTTTAGTCCCTAAAACTTCAATTAAAGGTGCTGATGTATCCTCTACATATTGTTTTAATCGAAATATTACCTGGTATCCTGTCAAATCGTTATCATAGGTCCAAGGAAAACGATTTTTATTTTTAGCGTTTAAAGTTAGTATTCTAGTCATTTAATAGCAAAATAAGAGTATCTGTAATATTAGTCAAGTTATTTTAATATTTGACAAAGTGTAATTATTAGTTTACACTATTTTTTATTATGAATAATACACTTTATCCTTGCTTTTATAGCTCTGTGACTGGTCAACTTTTAGCCTGTACCTCCGCTTCTAACCCTAGTCAAAGATGTCCTGTAAATTACACTAGAGTTGGTCAAACTACATATTGCCAACCTAACCAACCTGTAATTGTTAAAAATCCAGGAAAACCTATCGCTACAACTTCAGTCGCTAGTAAAAAAACACCTGCTTTAGTTAGAACTGGAGGTACTTTAGATTTGGTATTTCCCGTTTTAGTAGTTGCTATTTTTATTTATGGAATTTATCTAAGTTTATTTTCTAAACATTCACAATAGTATAAGCTGTCGCGGGATGGTCTGAATTATTAACTTGAAACTGTTCTTTTTTAAGAGCTACTAATTCCCTAGCTACAAAGTCCGCTCTATCACTAGCTTTGATTACACAATAATCTAAATAATCCGTTTTACTTGTTACCACCATTAAACTTGGCAAGTTAGTTTGTGTACTAAAATTTAAAGCTTTGAAAGTATCCCCTAATTTAATAGAATCAATATCATAGCCTCCGCCACTTGAATCAATTATTGTAAATTCTAATTCATCGTTTGGTAATTTATTTGTACTAATTTCACGGGTTCCAAGTTCTAAAGCTCCAGCTGTAGTGGTAAACCGTCCGTCTTGTATGGCTTCAACTCTTAAACCATAGGTATCAATACTAGATTGATTTACATATTCTCTTAATACTGTAGGGCTTGTATTTCCGTCCCATACTTTTAAAGTGTTTACTATTTTAGTTTTATCTGTTGACCTTTCCACGCTTGAAATGTCTTTAGTATTAAAGAAATAATGAGTTGGGGTTGTCGGTAATTGTTTTAAATAAACTGTTCTATCTACGTCAATATACCATACCCAGTCTGAATCAGTAGCTTTAAATACTGATTTTAAAGCATCTCCAATAAAAGCATTTCTAAAAGTAGTTGTTAAAGTTTTCCCAGTTGTCGCTATGCTTGTACTAGTATATTTAAGTATTTGTTGTTTAGCCCTAGCATTGCATTTGTCAATAATATCTCTAAAAATTGTAGCTATTTCTGTACTGGTATAAGTTACAACTGGAGTTGTCCCTATCAAATCAATTTTTTCTATCCTTTCTAAAGGGCTTATTGCCGTGTATACAACACTTTCACTGCTACCGCTTAGCTTTCTATTGTCAATTACTACATCACCGCTAAAAAGGGTAACTCCTGACGTCTGTTGGTTATCATAAGCAATTACATCTAATTCATAATTTTCTAGGTTTTGTGGATCTTGACTTTGTAACACATCAAATTGTCTAGGTATAGTAAAAGTTAAAGCTCCATAACCTGAATTGACTTGTCCAGTAATAGAATCAAAAGTATAATCAATCGAAACACCTTTATAAGTTCTGGTAAATAAAGGGCTGATTAAAGTTGTTGACCAAGGACTTGCTGGAAAGTTTGTCAAAGTTCCATTGACTGGACTTGGTGCTGAATCAATAGCTGTCGTACCTGTGCCTTCGTTTAATTTATAATAGCCAACTAAGCCGCTTTCAGCTCCTGTTAAGCTTGTAAACATATTATCAACTATTTGTTGAGCTGTTCTAACTGTGTTCCAAATTCTAACTTCTTGTATTTGGCCAGGGAAAAATGACACAACCCCGTTTCTCGAGCCTATTGTGGCATTAGCACTGCTAAGAATTGAGCCTGACAAAGAGTTATTATTAATTGTTTTTGTCGTTAAAACCCCATTAATATAAAAATTAACATTATTAGCATTAGAATCCCCATTGTATGTAACGACTACATGGTTAAAAGAGTTTGATTTTACTGTCCCCACAGATGTTGTCAAAATGAGATTAGTAATAGCGAAATTATTAATTGCATAAAACAACAAAGCTCCACTTGGGGTAATTGCAAACTCATAACCAGTAAATGCTGATGAATTTACCATCTTGCTAAAAATATCCCTATCAACCGCAAAAGCTGTGATATAAACCCAAGCTTCAATCGTAAAAACATTTGTTCTCTCAAACTGAAATTTAGCTGGGTTGCCCATTGTTATGTAATCATTTGTCCCATCAAAAGTTAAACTATTAGTATATGTTTTTGCTTTCTGGTAGGTTTTTATATAAACTTCTTTTTGAGCCATAAAAACTATAGATATAAAGGTTTATAGGTTGCTGTCCAGTCAATGTTTGTTGATGGGGTTGGGCTTTGAGTTATTTGGAAATAATAATCTCCTATCGTTGTCCAGCTTCCTGCAGTACTTACTTTGGTTTTTCCAACTCCGCTTCCATACCCTCCAGCTGAATTAAAAGCTAACTCTCCACCTGACAAAGCGCTTGCCACAATATATAACCCATAAACTGTGCCTGATGTTATATTAAAACTTAAAGGAATATCTACATATTCTCGAGATCCAACACTAGGGCTTGTAATAGTTTCAAGTATTGTCCCTGGTTCGTCTCCTGCTGCATTTGTAGTAATATAAATTGCTTGGAAAAAATAAGACATTAAAAGTCTAATATTTGTAATGCTTCCATTTATTGTAGCTGTAAAAGTTTGATATGCTAAATTTACAAAAGGACTTGGTGGCATGTTATTACCTGACATCGTTTGATACCCTGTAACAGTTGTTTGTGATAAAACCGTTGGGCTTCCTGTCACAACCGACATTTGCAACCTATTTTTACCATTGACCGCACCTGGCAATTTACCACTAAAATCTTGAGGTTCCGCGTTTCTAGTAACAATTGTGTTTAATTTATCAAATTTTACAATATCACCAGCCACCCAAGTATTTGTCCACCTGATTAATTCATTTTTGTTTAAGTTTGAGTATCTTAAATCTGTTAAATTAGTAATAGTATTTAAAGTAAAGGTATTAGCAATCTGAGGCTCTAAGTTGCCTTTTAAATCAACTGTTTGAGTGCTTGAGGCACTTGTTATGCCTGCAACATTAAAAAGCTCTATATCGTGTGTTGCAATACCATAGCCTGTATTGTTTAACAGGTTGACTTCAAAATTATTAGAGGTATTCCCTACGTTTTGCATCCAACTTGGGTTCCAATTGACACCTCCTTGACTATAACAAGGGTAGTTTCTGACAAAGTTTTCTTGTACATGACCAAAGAAATTTAAGTTACCAGTAAAATCACTGGCACTGCTTGAGTAGTTTATTCTAACATATAAATAATCAATTAAATTATCTGCAACTGTTCCTGTTTCTGTTATAACTTTTCCTTGTACATCGTTTCCCCATGGTACTGAAAAGTAATTGACACCATTTTCAAGTGCTTTGCCCTCGTAATTTGTAGTAAAACTGGTTGAGTAATAATTACTTGAATCATTACCTACTCTAAAATCTATTGAGGTTATATAGTAAACGTCTTCTAAAGTTAAAGACAATTCAAAATTCCCCCTATCTGTAAAAGCACTTAAATCAATTGGTGTTACTAGAGTTTTAGTCAAAGTTGCATAATTATCCCCTGAAGTAGCTACAACTACACTAAAACCAACACTGGCGTTTATTGAGTCCGTTGTGCTTCCACATT